CTGATACTTTAGAAGATACTTCAATGGGTGATTCTGCTAGAACTTATAAACCATCATTAACTTCTTTCTCAGGAAGTTTGGATGTTTTTTGGGATGAAACTGATACATCTGGTCAAGGTGCTTTAAGTATTGGATCAGAAGTAACTTTAAATGTTTATCCTGAAGGCGATGCATCTGGCGATACTTATTACACTGGTTCAGCCATTGTAACTGGTGTCTCAAGAACTGGTGCGTTTGATGGATTGGTCGAAGCTAGTATTTCAGTTCAGGGCAATGGTGCTCTAACAGAAACAACTGTATAAAAATGAGCTTAATAGATAAGGCTAAAGCTCATTTTGATTCTTTGGAAATTAAAGAAATCGAAATACCTGAGTGGAGTGAAGGAGAGAAGGTTCTAAAAATATATGCAAAGCCATTAACATTAGCAGAAATGTCTAAATTGCAAAAACTTGCAAAAGACGATGATGTTGCGTTGATGGCTTATTGTTTAATATATAAAGCCTTAGATTCTGATGGTGAAAAAGTTTTTGATCTATCAGATAAGCACGCAATGATGAATGGTGTGGATAAAGATGTTCTTGCAAGAGTTGCATTAGCAATTATGTCAACTCCAAATGTAGAAGAACAAGCAAAAAAGTAGCAGAGGATAAGGACTTATTTGCTAAATATTTTCTAGCTGAAACTTTGCATTGCACAGTAGTAGAGCTAGAAGAAAAAATGACCTTATCCGAGTTTAATGGGTGGATAGCATATATCGAGGAAAAGAACAGACAAGTAAAAAATGGCAACTGATTATAAATTAAGAATTTCAGCAAAAGATAATACTAAAGGCGGTTTTAACTCTGCCAACAAGAATATCAATAAAACTCAATCAGCTATGAAAAATTTAGCTGGTGCTTTTGCTGGTGTTTTTGCTGTTAGGCAAATTGTTAATTTTGCAAATGAAACATTAGCACTTGCAGATAATATTGGAAAAGTTGCAGACTCAATAGGAGTTCAAACTGAATTCTTGCAAAGATATCAATTTGCTGCTCAACAATCAGGATTAACAACCGAAGAATTTAATAAAGGTTTACAGAATTTTACCAAGATGGTTGGTCAGGCACAGCTTAGAACATCAGAAGCTGGAAGATCATTACAAAAACTTGGAGTGCAAGTTAAAAATGCTGATGGCTCTGTAAGGGGTGCGGAAGAGGTATTTATAGATTTATTTGAAGCTCTTGATGGTGTTGGAAGTCAATTTGAAAAAAATGCTATTTTAGCTGATCTTATGGGTAGAGCAGGTGTAAAACTTGCTGTAATGGGTAAAGATGGTGCAGATGCTATGAAAGAATTAGCTGCTGCTGCAACTGGAATTATTCCAGAAGAATCTATAAGACAGGCTGAAATATTTAATGACACAATGAATGAGCTTAAAAGAGCCACTTTACTACCATTGCAAAAAGTTGTAATAGCAACTTCAAACACTTTTTTAGATTTATTAGACACAATTGGTTTAATTGAAAGAAAGAAAACCATACCTTTATTGGAAAATGAGTTAAAAAAATTAGAAACCCAACTAAGCAGAACTTTGAATGTTCAAGGTCTAATGGGGTCAACTAGTTTCTTTGATGCATTGGGCTTAACAAGTAGCGATGTAAAAGGAACAAAAGAAAGAATTGCTGAAATTAGAAAAGAATTAACCCAGCTAAACGAAACAACAAACAAATTTGGTTTTGATGACGAGCAATATGAAAAAATGAAATTGCAATTTAAAGGATTAAATACTATTGCATCAACTTTAACATCTTCTTTTAAAAACTTTTTTGATTTTACAAATAAAGAGTTTTTAAATTTTGGAAATTTAGCTCAACAGATAGTTGCGGCTGTTATTAATGAACTTATAAGGGTTCATATTATTAAAAAAATTATAGGTTTTGGTGCAGATGTATTTGGAGCAGAATCATTATTGGGTAGTGCTTTTACATCTGCTTTAGATAGTTTTGATGGCGGTGGATACACTGGCATGGGTGTTAAAGCAGGTGGTGTGGATGGCAAGGGTGGATTCCCAGCCATTCTTCATCCCAACGAAACTGTTATTGACCACGCCAAAGGTCAATCAATGGGTGGCAATGCCACTGTTAATTTTAATATTTCAGCAGTTGATGCTGCTGGCTTTGATCAGTTACTAGCATCAAGAAAAGGAATGATTACTTCTATCATCAATCAAGCGATGAATAGCAGAGGAAAAATGGGTGTAGTATGAGTGGTGCATTTCCTACAAGTCCTAAGTTTAGGACATTAAACTTTCAGAACAATAGACCAACTCTTATGAACCAGTCTATCTCTGGTAGAAGAGCTGCTAGACAGATAGGCTCACAATATTTTACTTTTAGTGTCTCAATGCCACCATTAGATCAAGATGATGCAATGGATGTCTTTGCATTTCTACAAAAACAAAAGGGTGGATTTGAAACCTTTACAATACAATTACCAACACAAAACAGAGGTGCTGATAAATCCAACACATCTGTAAAGGTTGTTGGTGCACACAATACTACTGACAATACAATTTCATTAGATGGCTTTACAGCAAGTACGTCAGGCGTTCTTAAAGCAGGCGATCTAATTAAGTTTAGTCATGGCAAAGTTTACATGGTGCAATCAGATATAAATTCAGATAGTGGTGGAGCTGCAACAGTTACCATTGAACCAAATTTAGTTGAAACCCTTGCTGATAATGAAGCAGTTATAATGAATCAGCCTAGCTTTACAGTTTATCTTCCAAGCGAAGAGATTCTTTATGCTACAGACCCCACTGGTTTTTATTCTATTTCATTTGATGTCAGGGAAGTCATCAGCTAATGCCACGTTCAATATCATCAGGATTACAAACGCAAATTGCTAACGATGCTAATAAGATAGCATTTTTAATTGAGTTTAATTTTTCTACTCCATTAAGAGTTACAGATTATTATGCCGATGTAACCTATGAGTCAAATTCCTATCAAGCTGGCGGTGATTTTGTAAGCATAGAACCTAGCAATGAAACAGGAGAAGCTAAGTCTGAAGAAATAGTCATTACTATGTCTAACATAACCTCTAGTGTTAGAAGTTTAATAGAAGATGGCAATTACACAGATAAAACAGTAAATATTTATATTGCTTTTTTTAATACAAACGAAAGTCTAGTTGATGCCACAACCTTTTTCTCTGGAACAATTAATAACGCAACTGTGATTGAATCATCTGGTGATTCTACTGTTTCTATATCAGTTGCTAATCATTGGGCAAATTGGAATTTAAAAAAGGGCAGGCATTTCTCTGACGAGTCTCAACAGAATATTTATTCTGGAGATAAAGGATTGGAATATGCAGATCAGACTAAAGAAGATATTCGCTGGGGGTCTGATTAATGGCTTTTATGATTCCAGCTTTTTTAAGTAAGCCACTAGCTTTTATTACAGCTAACTGGGCAAAAATTAAAATTGCTGCAACAGTTATAACCATTGGCGTTGGCGTTAAAGGTTTTATGGAAGCCAAAGCTCTCATGGCAAAAGGTCAAGATATTCTTGGGCAAAAAACCTCACAAGGAGGAAAGATACCAGTCATCTATGGTAGACGAAGAGTTGGAAGCACTATTGTTTTTATGAACACAGCAAACAACAGATCAAAAGATTTACTTGTTGTTTATGCCCTCTCTGTTGGTGAAATAGACCAAATTGAATTAGATACAATTGAAATTAATGGCGTTTCAATTAAAGACCCTATAGTTTTTAGACAGGGTTATTATGCTGGCTCAGATAAGATTGCATCTGGAGCTGGCTCATTATGCACCTTTGATCAAAGAGGAACGGTCACCGCAGAAAACGCTGGTGGCTCAGGAACTGACCCAGCACAAAGATATAGAATGGTTTTTAATGCTCATCATGGAGCTGACGATCAAACAGCAGACCCTATGCTTATCGCATCTTCTGGAGGGCAATGGACTTCATCTCATAGAGTTAGAGGTATAGCCTATCTTGCTTGCAGTTATGAGTATGACACCAAAGGAATGTTTTCCTCAATTCCTCAGCTTACTGTTACTTGTAGAGGTAAAAAATTATACGACCCAAGAAAAGATGGCTCTATATCTGGTGGCACAGGCTCACATAGATACGATACGCCAAGCACTTTTGAATGGTCAGATAACGCAACCTTATGTCTACTTGATTACATGAGGGACAACGAATATGGAAAAGGCTTAGCTGAGTCAGATATTAATTTGCAAACATTCCAATCTGCTGCAACCACAGCAGAAGCATTACAAGATACACCAGACTTTGATGGGTCTTATTCTAGTGCTACCTTTAGCGGATTGGCTGGTGCTGGCATTATCACAGTTGATGGTGATACTTGGAATGGCTCAAAAATTGGTGGAAATCTTAACCTAAAAGATGCTTCAGGCAATGTTGAGTTTGAAGATAATGTGATAGTTGATGCTAGTAGATATCAACCATATGATGCAAATGCTATTTATCAATTAGTTGTCCAAAATGCTCTTTCCAACACTTACACCAACGAAGCTGGTCAAGCCTTAGTCAAGGTTGAAAGATTTAGCTGTAATGGTGTTGTAGATGCCAATAAAAACATCTTAGAAAACACTCAAGAGCTTTTATCTAATATGAGGGGTATCTTAAATTATATTGATGGAAAATATGAAGTAACCTTAGAAGATACAGGCTCATCATCTTTTACTGTTACTGACGATCATATTATTGGTGAGTCTGGAATCACAATTAACTATGAAGATAAAGCTCAAAAAGCAAATAAGGTAGTTGTTCAATTCTTTAATGCTTTAAAGAAGTATGAGATGGATACAGCCACAGTTTTACATGATGCCAGTCCAAATTTTACTTCTGACGATGGCGGAGAAGAATTGGAGTTGGTTATAGATTTTCCACATATTGTAAATAAATATGTTGCTTACAATATGGGTAAAGCCATATTGGGAAGATCAAGAAATCAAATGACCATTTCTTTTACTGCTGTTCCAGAGCTTTATAAGGTCAAGGTCGGAGATATTATTACAGTTGTATACACACCTGTGGGATTTACAGGCAAACTTTTTAGAATTGAAGCAATGGCATTGCAGCCAGATGGTCTTGTTGCAATACAGGCTATTGAGTATTTAGATATTTACACTTGGGAAGCACCACCACAGGAAAACATTGAGCCAATTAATAATCCAGTTGCTAATTTTGCTGTTAAGCCACCAGCAGGTTTAACATTTACTGACTCAGGCTCTAGCTCTACAGGCAGAGCTTTCTTAACTTGGAGTGAACCAACAGACTTTCCCAATCACACATACAGAGTCAGAATTGTAGACAGCTCATCAAACAAGCTAACAAATAAAATAGTAGATCAAGAATTTGTAGACTTGGACTATTTACCAGTAGGCTCAAACTATGTAGCTTCAGTCTCATCTATTAACAGCGTTAATGAAGAATCTGATGCAGCAACACTGACGT